GTGCTGAGTGTGGACGTCGATCGCGCCGTCGTGCGCGGTCTTGAAAATATCGGCCGCCATCTGCCCGAGCGCCTGAGTGTGCTGAGCGTGAATCTGGTCGGCCTGGAGGTTGAGCTTCGCCTGGTCGTTGAGCGTCTTCTCGCGCAATTGCGCCATCGCGAGCTCGTGATCCTGATCCTGTTGCGCCTTGCGAATATTCTGGTCGCCAAGCGCCTGAGCCGCGTCCGCCTTGACCTTCTGGTACTGCGCCTGGGCCGCCAGCGTCATCGCATCGGGCTCCTTCGGCGCCGTCAACAACTGTTGCATCTGTTGCGGGTTGGGCATCTTGAAGTAGCGCCCGACATTTCGGATGTTGGCGATCTCGAGCATGTCGGTTTGGACATTCATCATCTCGGGGATGCCGCAAATCGGATTGTTGAGGCCCATTTGCGCTATAATCGTCTGTTGATCTTGCTTGATCTGTTGCAGTGTCATCAGGCGGACGGTGTCCGAACCTTTGCCGAGGGTTGGGTTGACTTCGACCCCCATCGAGGCGTCGAAAGTCGAGGTGTCGTAATCGGTCCAGTTGCCGTTGACCTTGAGAGTCCGTTGCTGACTGGGATTCTCGCAAATCTCGTTGTAGAGGCCAGCGAACAGATCCTTGAAGCCCGTCTCAGCGAGCACGCGCGCGACAAGCTCAGTGCGTTCTTGCGCCCCGTTTATAATCGCCTCAACGCCGATCATCGTGGAGCTTTGAAGTGCCTTCGGATCGAGGCCTTTTGCTGCGTCACTCAGCCCAGTACGCCGCTGGAGCACGTCGTTCAGAAATTCGATGATTGGCAGCGCCGCCTGGCCAAGAAATGGCGTGTTCGTGAAAGCGACAGTGTTCGACGGATCCCCGCGGGTCCGGATTACCGCGCCTAAATCATCGTTAAGCGCATCATCGACATTGACCATCAACTCGTTAATGACGGTCTTCGGATTGATGGACTCCGCGGCGCTGTCGAGCACCGCGCGCGACAGGTTGGTCTTGATCCGCTGAATGTCCATCGTCAGATCAGCGATCGAATCGCCGACGATCGTGTGCGAGATCGGGTCGACCGAAAACAGCGCGAATTTAATCCGGTTCGCCGGCTCGTCCTCGACGATGGTGGCGTTCTCGCCCATCGTGATGACGTGACGAAGCTCGGCGACGCCGTCGCCGTCCTTGTCGGCCTTAATGTACCACTCGCCATACATCACGCCGTCGCCGACGCGCGTCGACATCATCCGGCCGGGATTGCGCATTTGCGGCTCGGAAGTGAACTCGGCGATCGACTGCGATTGAACGTAGTCTAGGAGATCCTCGCGCTCGTAGCCCATCGCGGTGAGCTCATCGACCGCTACCACGCGCTCGTGCCCGACAATCCGGCTCTCGCGAAATGTTCTCGCGTACCTATCGAGCCGCATTTCCTCCGGAGGGACTCCCGCGATCCTGACAAGAGGCTTGGCGACCTCAAATTGAAACACCACCCGATCATAGATCGGCGGCGGAGGCATCGGCGGCGCCGCTGGGGGCGGCATCCCGGGCGGCGGCCCGCCAGGAGGAGGACCGCCCATGCCCGGGGGAGCTCCGCCAGGAGGGCCCATGGGAGGTTGGGGCGACGGAGGAGCACCCGCCGCCGGCCCGGGAGACGGGCTTGGGCCAGGCGGCGGTCCCATGCCGGGAATCCCGGCTTGAGGGGGAGCTTGCATCTGAGGCGGCGGCGTCGGCGCCGGGAGAGGCCGCCCCATCTCGATGAGTTTCGCCGACGGATCCTCGATCAGGACCTGCTGGATTTGCTGCGCGGTAATGTGGGTGAAGACTTTGGTGCGGATCTCCCTCTGCGTGTCCGTCCACCATTTCACGAAGCCGGTCTTCACCGTCATCGCGTCTTTGAACGCGCCGTAAAGGATCAGAAACCCGCTATTGTCGTTCCAGAACGTATAGTTGACGAAGTTGGTGGCTTGCGTCGCCATATCGCTGTCGGCAGCGGTGCGCGGAACCAGTTCAACCGGCGACTGCGACGCGCCGAACAGCCGGATTAGGCTGGGCAGCATCAGCATGATCGCGTCGCGGACGTCGGTAGAGACGAAGGTCGACCGATTCGCCGTGTCCTCGTCGGTTTTATTGTACTGGTCGTAGGTCGCGTCGGCGTCCTGAACCAGCGTCGTGTCTGACCAGGGATTATCGTCGGGATAGAGCGTCGGCAGTAAGCCGTAATAATATTTCTGGCTATAGTCCCGATTCGCCGCGAGCACCGAACCCTCGTAGTCACGAGAGTCCTTGATCATCGCATTGAGAAATTGCTCGTAACTGTCGGGATCGGTGGGATCGTAGCTCGCTGTGCTCGGCGAGCTTGAATCCTTAAACGAGGCAAAGATGCGTTCCATCGTCCCGCCCAGCCCCAGGCAGGTTTTAGTCCTGATTTTCCGTCAAGGTCAAACCGTGCAACGCCCGCCAGGCGCGTTGCTTTTCACGATCGCGCACCCACAGCCACGTCGGTGGGGCTACGGGTCCAATGAAGCTGTTTGACGGTCGCCAAAAAGCGTCGAGATCATGGATCGTCAGCGGTCGGCGCGTTTTCGCGAAAGTATTGGCAGATTTTCGCGTAGCCAGGGAAAGCGCGCGGGCGGACTCCGCTTTGCAACTGGGCCGCCTTGCCACAAATCGCCCTCTTGGCGCCACTCTTCGTTGGGCTCCAAAACCAGCAATCGCTGCAAAATCGCTTCGCGCCAGGAATGGCGAAATGCGCCTGGCCAGGATAGGTCTGCATCTGGGCGTCAGACACGCCCGTGAGATTTTTGTCGCCTATCATTCGAAACGGCGGAACCGGACGCCCAGGTAGTGGCTATTCGGACGTCCGGTCCCTATTCCAGCGGTTCTAGGGGGGCTTATAACCGCTAGAACGCGAAGCGGTCGCGCCGGCGCATGCCGGCGAGGCCAAGCACAGCAAACCCAAGCCCCATCATCACCCAGGTCGAAGTCTCCGGAATAACGCCGCTCGTCGTCATCGATTGGTCGAATCCCGTGATCGAGCCGCCCGCCAGCAAATCAACCGACGCGCCTTCGGTCATCGAAAACAAACCAGGGGCGAAAAACGACGAAAGCTTGGTGCCGGAAAAACTGTCCGGATCCGACGCCGGCGAGCCGCTCACCGTGTCGAGCAAGACGCCAGGCGTGTTCAGCGGGTTCGCCCCCTGCACATTGGCCGGATCGGCGAAGAACTTGAGCGTGCTCGGGCCCGCGCCGACGTTGGAGTTGAACGTCAGGCTGGCGCTTTCCAGGATCGAGCCGACGGGACCGATGAAATTGGTGTCGCTGGCGCCAAAGGTCAGCGTTCCCTCCGCGCCGCCGAGGTTCTGGATGTTGCTCGAGCTCAGTTGCAGGACGTTGTGCGCCCCGAATGTGCTCTGCGCCAAGGCGATCTGAACGAAAAATCCGCCAACCGTCGTGTCGACCAAAAGCAGATTGTTCGCGCCGCCCGACAAATCGCAGCCAAGCTGACCATCGTGACAGGTGAAAACACTCGTCCCGTCAGTCAGGCTGATCTGCAGCGTGGCTTTCGCCGGCGCCGCGCCGAGCGCAGCCAAAATGGCTGCGCCCAAAAGTAGACTTTTCATCCGTACCCCCTAGTTGAAAATTACCGGCGTCCCACCGGCTTGGGTTGAGCCGTCGGCGGCAGACCTTGGCCTGGCCGCGGCGGAACAGATCCCGGCGGACGATTGCCAGGCTGAGTCGGAGGCGTCGGAACCGGCCCGCCGCTGACATGCGGAGGACGTCCGCCAGGCGGGAGTCCCTGATCCGGATGCTCACCGCCCTCGCCAGGCGGAAGTCCCTGATCCGGATGCTCGCCTTCGCCGTTGATCTCGATCACGATGTAACGGTAGCCGACGCCCTCGATCGCCGCGAGCACGAGCGCCTTCGTGCCAGGCTCAACGCCAGAATCCGGCGGCAGAGGCGGCCAGATCGTGCCAGGCGGTGGATCGATGGGCGGTAGCGGATGACCGGGAGACGGCGGCGCAATCGGATGATCTGGGTCGATCGGCCAGACCGGAAGTTGACCAGCGTGATCGCCGTCGCCGCCGCCCTCATCAACGCCCCAATCCGGATCAACCGGGCGGCCAGGCCGCGCCGGAAGGTGACCGGCGTGCGGAGGTCGCCCAGAACCCGGCGGCCGATGCCCGGGATGGAGGCCGCCGCCGCCAGGCAAACCCTGATCAGGATGCCCGCCGCCGTCAATCTCGTCCTGAATGGTGATGAGCGCCCGATACGTCTTTGGCATCCGATCCTCCGTTATTCGGCAGCGCGCCGAGCATTTTTGGGAGTCAAATACGCTCCCCGTGTTTCATCGATAAGACGACGAATGAGATCGCTGACGGATACGCTGCGTTCCCTGGCGACCTCGTTCAGCCATCGAAGCTGTTCATCGCTGACTTTGACCGTAACACGATCCGTGGCGACCCCGTGAGCGCTCATTTCAACGAAGCTAACAGCTTCGCGTCGACTAACACAAGCCCCGTATCTTCCGCCTCAGACGCCCGCCGAGCGAAAGCGAGCTCGACAGCGCCGTCACATGCGGTAATCCCGTCGCCACCGTCTTCATCGCGTCGGCGCCGTGCGAGGCGTCGTCATGCACCGG